TGTTGCATCCCATCTTCTTCTCCTTCTACTTCGCGTAAAATATCTGTTAGTTTCATAATTATAAATATCTAAAAAAGGAGATCCGTTACTCTGGATCTCCGTAAATGTTAAAGCGTTTAACTGGTTAGGGTTGGATTTCTTTTACCTCACTTCGGATAACATATAGTTTACTGTCTAAAGGAGCTAAACGAAATTCTGCTTTTTCTTGGTTCGCTTCAAACCATGCCTCTAAAGCATCAGTAAGTGACTTGTGAATCACTTTATTTTTATCTCCAACTAGAAGCCACCTGTCACCAGGGGCTTGTCTAGTTGCGATAAGTTCGTTGTATTCTACTTTTTCTACTTTCATATTACATCATTCCCATCATAGACGGATCAAAACCACCGTCTGATTTTTTATCTTCTGGTTTGTTTACTACTGTACATTCTGTTAATAGGATTGTACCTGCAATTGAAGAGGCATTCAATAAAGCGTTTTTGGTAACTTTATGTGGGTCGATAATACCTTCTTCTTTCATGTTAACGATAGCTTCTGTTTTAATGTTAAAACCACTCCATACATCATCAGAATGTCCAATTTCCATATTGATTGGATACATATCACTTTCAGCATATCCTGCATTTTTCAAGATAGTTTCAAATGGTTTACCACATGCTCTATAAACTAACTTTTTACCATAGTTAAAGTCTTCTGAATCGTCTTTTTTAAAGGTAATGCCTTCACGAGCATATAATAGAGCTGAACCTCCACCAGGCACAATACCATCTTCTAGAGCACATTGTGTTGCGTGTAAAGCATCGTCAACGCGGTCTTTTTTTTCTTTCATTTCGGTTTCTGTACTTCCACCTACATGAACTAAAGCAACACCACCTACAAATTTAGATAAACGTTCTTGTAATTTTTCTGCTTCAAATGGTGTAGCAGCATTTTCAATTTGTGAGGTAAGTGATTCTACTCGTGCAGTGATGTCTTCTTCATTACTATTACCGTCAATAATTGTAGTTTTTTCTTTAGTTACTGTAACTGTTTTAGCACTACCTAACCATCCAAAATCAAAACGATCAAGTTTCATACCTTTTTCCTTGTCAAATACTTTACCACCAGTTAAGATAGCAATATCTTCAAGAATCAATTTACGACGCTCACCAAAGTCAGGTGCTTTAACAGCTACAACTTTAAGTGTACCACGCATTTTATTTACAATTAATGTAGCTAAAGCTTCACCATCAATATCTTCTGCAATAATTAATAATGATTTTCCTTTAGATGCCACACCTTCTAGAATGTGTACCAATTCTTTTACATTTGTAAAACGGTGGTCTGCTAACAAGATTGAAACATCTTGCAATACAGCTGACATATTGTTGTTATTTGTAACAAAATAAGGTGATTTATAACCACGATCAAATTGAATACCTTCTACAACTTCAAGATATGTTTCGTCTGTTCTTGACTCTTCAATATAAACTACACCTTCACGTCCTACTTTTTCCATAGCGCGTGAAATTAATTTTCCAATTTCTGGATCATTGTTTGCTGAAATAGTAGCAATTTGCTCTAACTGTTCTTCAGATGAAATTTTTTCTGAATTGTCTTTGAGTGTTTTAAGCACTTCTTTTACTCCAGCATCAATTCCCCGTTTGATTTCAACTGCATTTGCTCCTTCGTTAAGTTTGGAAATACCACCTTTAACTAGTTCACGTGCTAATAAAGTTGAAGTAGTTGTACCATCACCAGCGTGGTCTGCTGTTTTAATAGCTGCTTGTTTTATTAATTTAATTCCAAGGGTTTCAATAGGATCATCGGTGCCTTCAATTTTCTTTGCAAGACTTACACCATCTTTAGTAGATACAATATTTCCATTTTCTTCATATATTGCGTTCCTACCATTAGGTCCTAGTGTTGACACAACGGCATCTGCTAAAATATTTACTCCCTTCATTAACTTTTCTCTGGCTTCTCTGCCAAATTCTACTTGTTGTTTCATATATAACTTTTGTTTTTAGTTTAATAATTTCCATTCAAACCCCATATAAATCCCCCCCATCAAAACACATTTATTTATTAAAGGTTGGGAATATCCTAATGTCTTAGCTGCATAGGCTGCATTCCTCCATTCTTTTATAGGATTTCCTTCATATATTTGAATTATAGGTCTTTTTGATTTAGATAAGCTAAGGTTATTTTTATGTGATTCACTTTTTGGTTTTTGTAATTTTTCAGAAAATCCTTTAGGTTTGGGAATACTATTTTTTTTTCCTATTATTTTTTTAGATTCTTCAGAATGTTTTAGTTTTCCTTTCATTTTTTCTCTTTTCTTTTGAGATGATTCAAAGGATTGGGTTTTACCTAAATGGGAATTTCTTAATTTCTCTTTTTGTTCTTTAGATACTATACTCCATCCTCTACTTCTATTAGTTTTATTGTAAAAATTTGGATTTTCAGCAACATTATATTTTTTTAACCAATATTCTTCTTTAAAATTTAACAAGGAAATATCTTCAACATATTCTAAAATAATTTCTTTAAGGTCTATATTTGGGTTTTTAACATATTTTTTATAATCAATTAACCATTCAACACCAGACCCTTTATAAGAAGAACCTTTATTTCCGTTATGTTTTCCAATATATGATTTTCCAGTTTCCAATATTGTTCTTAAATATATATGAGGTTTATTAAAATCCATAATATATGTTTATTATACATATTATATGTTTCAACTAAAGACATCTCCACTAAAAATGTTTTTTAATCTTCTTTTTTAATACGTGCTAAAATTTGATTTTCGTTTCCAATATAGTATTCTTCATTGTCAAATTGCAATCTTGAGAATCCCATTGTAGGTAAAATTACTACATCTCCAATTTTGATTTGAGTTGCAACAAATCCAACACCTGCTACTTCTCTTCCTGGTCCAACTGCAACTACAGTTCCTTGTTCGTTTCTGTCTTTACCAGCATCTGGGATAAAAATACCACCATACATGGTTTCATCGTTTTCAAGCGGTTTTACAATTACCGCATCAAATAATGCTTCTAATTTTCTCATATTTCTAATTTATTTAACATTGATTCTATTCCTTCTTTAACTGCATTCCAGGTGTTGATGTATCCTTGAATGGTTTCGTAGTCACCTTCATTTTGATAAAACTTTTCTTTTGCAATGCGGTTTACAGCGTTTCCAAAGCTACTGTAGTATCCTACAACTTTTTCAACTTCTTTACCGGATGCTTTTTTACCACCAAATCCTCTTGTGGCAATAGATCTTTCTATAACTGTAAAGTTTGTAGCATCTTTTACAATGTAGAAAGGTTCCATTGCTGGATCTTTAATTGTGCATAAGTTTGATTGTGTGTCATTTTCGTCCCTAGCAGGACGACCTCGTCGTTTGGTTTTTTCCATGACTAAATTTAAATTTATAACTGTAATATACTAAAAACTATTTTGAATTACCTAATTCTATTATACATACTAAAAAGCACTTTCTTCTTTACGTACCATATAATACTCACACGTTGTATCCTCTGTTTTGAATTCCAGTTTCATTAAACCCTGGTAGCTCAAATAGATGTTTCCACTTTCTAGGTCTTTGTTTTCTTTAAGTATGTTTCTAAACATGTCTGAGTTAAAAGGTATTTCAACTTTTTCTTGTTTGATTGTACCATACATTTGGTAAGTGATTTTGTTGTTGTGGCCTTGCTCGTCTCCAAATGTAAACAAACACATATCGTCTCCATTCATGTCAACATCAATTGAAAGTGTCATTGAGCCGATACCTGTTAAAGCGTTTTTAGCTTTAACTAAATTGTCAACAAATTCTTTTTCTAAAGGTAAAACAGCATCCCATTCAGGTTCTGTTACGGAACCTACTTTTCCAATCAAAAGTGGATCAGCAAGTGCATAGGTCAAGTTAAAAGCATTGTCTGCAAAATGCATTTTGGTGTAAACGTTTTTACCCTTTTCTAAACTAAACATTAAATCACCTTGAGTGATGGAAAGTAAATTGAGCAATTTTTTAGTGTCAAAGATAGCTAACTCACTGTCTTCAACATCAAAATTTGTGTGGATAATTTTACCTATAACTTCTTTGTTTACAGACATGAAGTTGATAGTAAGTGTTTTGTCTTTAATACTCCATTTGACGGATTCGTTTTCGCCTAAGTAGTATTTGTTTATAACCGATTGTAGAACTAATTTATTAACCATATGTTAAAGATAAGAAAAAGCCTGCTAATAGGCAAGCTTTTCTATAAAGATATTTTAAATTTTATTTTAGTAGGCTGAATTATCTAGATTCTGCTTTAGCCATTTTCATAAATCCTGGGTCTTTTCTTAGGTCAGCAACTACAAGTTTTACTAGATTTTTCATTTCTTTTGCATCAACTTCTTTAGGGTCTAATCCTGCTGCTTGCATTTTTTCCTTAGCTATGCTTTCAGCTTTATCTTCTACATATGCTCTTAAATTAGCATTTCTTTCCCAAGTCATGTATCCACCTATAGCTCCAACAATACCTCCAACAATTGCAACAACTCCACCTATTACTTCTGGTCCTACTGCTGTTGATGTAAGATAATCTTCATTGATCTTGGCTTCGTCTATTAAATCCATAGATTTTTGAACATCACTAGGATTTAGTTTAAATTCACCAGCTAATTCTTTTGCAATTTGATCAAAATTTACCTTTTCACCTTCTGCTTCTTCCATTTTTTCTTTATATTGACCTTCCGTAATAACTCCAGCCAATAATTGCATGCGTAATAATTCTTTTGTCATTATTTGTTAATTTTTTTCTAGTTATACATATTATGAATATAAGGAAAAATAATAGGGATATCAAATTTTCTATGAAAAGTTAAAAAATTTCGCTTTAAACGGATTTAAGTTTAAAGACCATCCAATGTCATTGTATACTCCTTCTAATTTGTTTCGAATTACACTATCAAATAAACCGTCGCGATCAATGTATTTGTTGATCAATTCTGTAATTTCACTTGGGTCATTGTAGCCGTTGTAACCTATTACTTCAATTTGGTATGGGTTTGGTTTTAAATACGCTATATACATTTTATCTCCAATTGTAAATTCAGGGTATTTTACATTGAGTTTTTTGTAACGTAAAAAGTCATTGTAAATTATAGCTGCTTTAGTGTTGATTGGGCATTTTAATTTCAATTTAGAGAACAATTCACCAGCCATAGGTCTACGTTCAATATATTCACCCATTTTTTTCAATCCAGTTGGTTTAAGTAACTTGATCCATTCTACAGTGTGCATTGAATCTTTAAACTCCATTACAAACTTATCTATGTCTTCTTTTGGTTTGCTAAATAGAATAGATTTGATTAGCTCTTCTCCAAAGTTTCTAAAGTAGGGAGGGAAATTAGATTTCATAATGTCCAATCCCTTCATCTCTAGTTCCTCAATTGGTACACCTTCTTTGTTTACAATGTAAATAGCGTAACGGCGTTTACCAGCCCAATATGCCTTTTCAGCGATTACCTCTTGTTTTAACACGAAGTGGTGTTTTGATTGTATGTTGAAGAACTCTCTAGATATGTTATTAAGGTTAAAGTTTGCTTTTTCTTGAATTTTATCGGTAATTTTGAGTAGGGCTTCTATACGTTTCTCTCTAGGCCAAGAATCTGAATCTGGGTAGAGTTTTTGGAGAAGTTTAGTAAGAGTAAAGTAGGCGCT